TATAAAAAACAAGTATCAACGGATAGCATATTAGATCCAATGTTGGTTGAGCATGGCTATACAGACAGTAAAGGTTTTTGTCTTATAACCCATTCTATAGTAATAGGTGTTTTTGAAGATACTGCACAAGTCCCAACTAAGGATAATATTTGATTAAATAACTAACACTAATACAAATCATGTAACTCTATAGTCTGAACTCCATTCAGATTATAGGGTTTATATTCGTCTTTTTCTTTACACTCCAACAACAATTCTAAAGCCTGTTCATTCTTAGACCTAGCGTACTCTAAAGCTTCTTGAGATAAGCTATACACAGCATGTGCAAAAGGATGCACCTTCTCTTGTGCTAGGAAGTTAAAGGTTCCTGCTGGCAGTCCTACGGCATTACAAGCGTCTACATAAAGAGCTGCTTGCATGTGATAGTTGAAGTTATTGATAGCTTGTTTAAATCCTCTGGGCGAAGCGTCACGAGCTGTCTTAAGATCCCAGACATCTTTATTGTTATACCAATCTAACCTACATTTGAAAGGATGGCCATGGTGCATAAACATAATGACGCACTCAACCTTATGATCCTTTTTAGGTATAAATTCTTTAACAACTTCTCTGCGTTCCATACACAGATCATATAAATCCTGGCTGATTGGTGTGCGACCTTCAACAGTAGTTAAGAAGTCTTCGTATTCAGCTTTACCAACTTTGGTTCTTCTGTCGATATTAGGTTGGATAATAAACTCTTCATTGAACTTATGATGTTCCAGAAATACAGTGTGTTGCACTCTGCCTTCTAGTAATGCTGGTGAAGGTGCAAAGCCTTTGCTGTACTTCCAGTTGTAAGCACACTTTAGCGCAGCTGTAAGATCGTGAGATCTAAACGCTGGGATCTCTGCATATACTTCATAAGGTATGTTCTCATATACTCCGGGCTTAAAATCCATTGCTGTACTCCTCTTCTTCTTTACAGTTTGCGTCATGGTTATGCAAAGCAAGTAGTCCGTAGTGTATGACTTTTAATAAATCAGCACGATTTTTGCCTTCTTTTTTGCCATATCTTTGTGCATATTTCATAACATTGCCTATACAGAAACCTTCTCCATGTCCACTGTCCATAATAAACTCGGTTGCTTGGAACCTGCTTTGAGAATAGTGTTGGTTGTAGGTGCTATCTATATACAAGGCTAACTCTTTTAAAAGCTCTTTTTCGTTGTACTTATAGTGATTTGGGTTTACTGGATCGTTCATGGGTTGTTCCTAGAAAGGTGCGGGTAGTTTTCTTGAGGTGTGAGAATCGGAGAAAATACTACCCGCTGGGGTGTGGCTTAAAAAGGGATCTTATCCTCAAAATCAGAGGAATTATCCTTTTCAGCCTCAGAAACTAATTCTGATAGGTTTTGCAAGTCTTCACTTGGCTCTTGTTTGAATCCTGCTGCTTCGCCTTTTCTTTTGGCTGCTTGCAATTCAAAACTGGCTTCAATATCTGTTTGCATCCACATAGGTAGATCAGTAAAGATATCGCACATTTTTTTACTTTCGTCACTCATCTGGCCAGTCCATTCTTGACAGTAGACATCTAGGTCAAAGCCGGATGTTGCATTTACTGTAGGAACTTTTTGAACTCCACCGTCTGGTTTGTAAAGACCAACAATTTTTGGATTGCCACCTTTAGTAAGACCAACTTCTACGTTTGCTGTGCAACCAAGTAGTTTATCTATATTAAAGCCAGCTAATTCTTCTTCACTAAACTGTCTTCCTCTCCAGGACACAAGATCTTTTCTTAATGCCGCTGACTCAAACAGTGATGCTGTATATATTTTAGATACAACAAATGGTTTTCCGTCATTCATTTTAGTAGGGTTGCCTTCATGTTCTTGCAACTCTTGTCCATCTATGTCTAAAGACTTATTTACTTCAAAAGTAATATGTACTCTTTTCTTTTTAGATGTCACGCCTTCATATTCTTGTTCTGTAGTTCCCATATCGATGATACGATAGCAGGTCCCAGAATAAAGTCCTGGTGATAGTTTCTCAAAGTCACCTTCTGTTTTTATTGTTAAGCTCATAAATTCACTCCTCTTTGTGATTGCTAATTTTAATATTATTGTGTAACATTGTACATACTTTGGCAAAAAGTGCAATATTTAATTAAGAGAGGAATTGATGTCCCTAAAAATAACCAGACCTACAACTAAGAATTTTGACAAACCATTTACAACAGATTACCTATACGAATTCGAGCGTTTTCTGAATGACAATGGTTTGGAACCCGAACCCAAGAAGGGTTTGGTCGCCGATGGCTCTATAGGTCGAGCTTACATCAATGTCGGTGGCCAAAGAAAGTTGGTAGGTTGGTATCAGCTGTGGATAGATCAATCAGTCCCATTCGGACGGTTGGGTGACTATCGAATCGCAGCAGACCAGCCTACTGCTATCTGGAAGCCGGAAAACCAGCAAAGAATGAAGATCACTAAAGAGCAGAAGGAAGAGATTAAAGAACTACAACGCCAGGCAGAAGTTAAACAGGCAGAGAAGCAATCAAAGGCTGCTGTACGCGCCCAGGCTGAGTGGGACAAGGCGATACCATGTGAGAAGCACGATTACCTTATAAAGAAGAATGTTTTGTCATACGGGCTTAGAGTTAACGCTTCTGGGCAATTGGTTATCCCTTTATATGACAAACAAATGAGTATTGTGGGTCTACAGTTTATAAATGCAGACGGCAAGAAGATCTTTTTACCAGGATCTAAGAAAAGCGGAAGCTTCTTTATATTAGGTAAGGAAATACTTAAAACCGCTAATATAATTAACTATGCAGAAGGATATGCAACAGCTGCATCTATATTCGCTGACTTTTCACAGCCAGTCATAGTGGCATTTGATGCCTATAACTTATCGCCTGTTGCAGAGGTGATGTTCGAGTTTTTTGCAGATCGTAAGCATGTATTTATAGCTGATAATGATGATAGTAAAACAGGTGAGAAGGAAGCTGCCAAAGCATGCCAGATTATACTTAAACAAAATGGTTTAGCTGAGGTTCTTATGCCTCAGAGCAAGGGCGACTATAATGACCACAAGAATGATGATGCAGAAGCACTTGACGGCGAACTAATCCCGGCACTTAACAAACTTGACTTAGCTGTGGAACACGAATTTCAGCGCAGTGCAAGCGGACGCTTTTTAAACACTAAGGATAATATATCCGGTGTGTTGCAAACACATGGTGTGGATGTGCGCTACAACGTCATCAAGAAACGCATGGAAATTGACATACCTAACACCAAATTCATCGCTGATATGAAGGATGAGGCATCGCTTATAGAGATCGAAGATCGCTGTATTAATATGGGGATCCCACACACAAAGGTCCGGGATTATCTTAAGATCTTGGCACGTGAGTATAATCCTGTTAAGGAATGGATCGATTCAGTACCTTGGGACGGGCATACAAGGATGCAGAGATTCTTAAATAGCCTGGTGACACACGATAGTAACCAATTAAAAGAAATGTTAATGCGCAAGTGGCTTATCTCATGCTTGGCCGCTGCTTACGAAGAGAATGGCGTTGAGCTAGAGGGTATATTAGTCCTACAGGGCGCACAGGGATTAGGTAAGACCTTATGGTTCAAACGCTTATGCGACTATGACAGGGGTTGGCTATTAGAAGGAGCAACGCTGAATCCTAGTGATAAAGACTCGGTAAAGCGAGCTGTATCTCATTGGATAGTCGAGCTAGGAGAGATAGAGAGCACGTTTAAGAAGTCAGACATAGACCAACTCAAGGCGTTCGTCACGGCTAAGACAGATGAGCTTAGATTGCCGTATGACAGAGCATTTACTACTTACCAAAGACGTACGGCTTTCTACGCCAGTGTTAACGCTCGTGAATTTTTGACGGACACGTCTGGTAATCGTAGATTCTGGGTTCTGGCTGTCAAAGACATTGATGTTAATCATGGCGTGGCCATGCAACCGCTCTGGGGCGAGGTCAAGGAGACAATGTATATTAAAGGCCAGAAGAATTGGTTTCTATCACCAGATGAGCGCGAGATGCTCAACGAGAGTAATGAAATTTATAGGACGCAGTCGAGTGTTGAAGATCTATTGCTGGAACATGTGGACTTTGAGTCTGAGTTCCCTAAAGCAGTGCAGATGACTAAACTACTACGCGACCTGGGGATCAAAGCACCGAGGATGCCGGACTTCAAAGAAGCGGCTCGTGTCTTACACGATAGAGGCATAGAACCACGAAGATCCAATGGTCGGAAGGTCTATGACCTTACATACACCGCTGTCGATAGCGACAACTACACGGACTTCAGCGCTAAGTTCGGGGACAACTAATGGTTGAGTTTATAGAAGTCATAGCGACAATAGTATTTAGCACTATAGCTGCATCCATAGTAATATTCATGTTGATACTAATTATTATGGATAAGGATTGATATGAGCCAGTGGAGAGGTGGTAAAGGATCGCGACAGCGTCCTATGTC